ATCAAAGAGGGTTTAATTGAAAAGGTTGATGGATACCTCAACTACGTAGTTGAGCAGTGGATGGAACAAAATGAACTTGCCCTTGAATCTGGTATTAAATCTGAAATCGTTGAGAACTTTATCACTGGTATGAAAGGTCTGTTCGAAGAGCATTACATCGACATTCCTGAAGAAAAGTATGATGTTCTTGGTGACATGGAAGAAACAATTTCTTCTTTAGAAACAAAACTCAACGAACAAGTTGAATCAGCAGTTGCATTGACACAAGAATTAAACAGCATGAAACGTGAAAGCGTTATTGCTGATGCTTCTAAAGGTCTCGCTGATACAGACGTTGAGAAGTTCAAAGCACTTGCTGAAGAACTTTCTTTTGAAGACACAGACTCGTTCTCTACTAAGTTACAAACGATCCGTGAAAATTATTTTGGTAAAAAGGCAACTTCGGGCATTCAGTCTGTCGTTACCGATGAACCTGTTCAGATCAATGAAGAGAAAGTATATTCTCCAATGATCTCTGCTGTTTTACAGCAACTAAACAGTGTTAAGTAATTAACTCTCACAACACAAAGGAAATAAAAATGACAACTCGTCAAGACTTAATGAAAAAATGGGCTCCGATTCTCGAGCACGATTCTTTAAACCCAATTAAAGATAACTACCGTAAGGAAGTTACAGCAGTTCTGTTGGAAAACACAGAGCGTGAATTGGCAAAATCTGCACAAGCATTGTTTGAAGATGCTCCAGGCAACTCTGGTGGTGCTGGTTTAGCACTCGGTGGTGCTGGTGCGATGACAAACAGCGTTGCTGGTTACGATCCTGTACTGATTTCTTTGGTACGTCGTGCTGCTCCTCAGTTGATCGCTTATGACATCTGCGGTGTACAACCAATGACACAACCAACTGGTTTGATTTTTGCTATGAAAGCACGTTATGGTGCACAGAATGGCACAGAAGCATTGTTTAACGAAGCAGATACAGAATTTGCTGGTGCAAACAACGCATTGTTTGATGGTGACGGTTCTGCCGATACAAACCCACAATCGCTTGCTGATCCTACAACTTCTGGTTTAAATACTGGTCGTGGTATGACAACTGCAAATTCCGAGGGATTGGGTTCATCTAACGGTGCTACATTCCAAGAAATGGCATTCTCGATCGAGCGTACATCTGTAACTGCACAGACTCGTGCTTTGAAAGCAGAATACTCAGTTGAGTTGGCACAGGATTTGAAATCTGTACATGGTTTGGACGCTGAGAATGAATTGTCCAACATTCTGTCTACAGAAATCCTCGCTGAAATCAACCGTGAAGTAGTTCGTACACTTTACATCTCTGCAAAGACTGGTGCTCAGGCAGGTACTGCTGCTGCTGGTGTATTTGACTTAGACGTTGATTCGAATGGTCGTTGGTCAGTTGAGAAGTTTAAAGGTCTGTTGTTCCAAATCGAACGTGAAGCAAATGCTATTGCTCAGCAAACACGTCGTGGTAAGGGTAACTTCATCATCTGTTCTTCAGATGTTGCTTCCGCTCTTGCAATGGCAGGTGTTCTTGACTATGCTCCAGCATTGTCTACTGGTTTGAATGTTGACGAAGCATCGACAACTTTCGCTGGTATTTTGAATGGTCGTTACAAAGTATATGTTGACCCATATGCTGGTGGTAACAATCCTTCTGCTGCTGGTTCACAGTTCTTCGTAGTTGGTTACAAGGGTACATCGGCATTTGATGCTGGTATGTTCTATTGCCCATACGTTCCACTCCAGTTGGTTCGTGCTGTAGATCCAAATACCTTCCAGCCAAAAATCGGCTTCAAAACCAGATATGGAATGGTTGCAAACCCATTCACTACCTTGGATCAAGGTACTAATGGTTTGTATGCTGGTTCTAACTACTATTATCGGAAAGTCAAAGTAAACAATTTAATGTAATTGTTTACTTACTAGAGATAGTAACTAGTAAATAAGAATGCCACCTTCGGGTGGCATTTTTATTATAAATATACAAAAGAACATTTGGATATACTATGTCACTAAACAAACTTACCTGCCCATTTCCATCAAATATTAATCCATTATCTTCTGGTGGATTTAAACTTTCTATTCAGAAAGCACCTGATGTTGATTTCTGGTGTAATGAAGCAAACCTTCCTGGAATGAGTATTGGTGTTGCTACTCAATCTACACCATTTGCTATGATCCAACAACCTGGAGATATGATTGTATATGACACATTAAATGTGCAATTTATGATTGATTCTGAAATGAAAAACTACAAATCATTGTGGTTTTGGATGTATGGATTGGGATTTCCAGAATCTTATGATAACTTCAATGATTTGGTAGGTTCCTCTGCTAATGAAGTATTAAATGCAAATGCGACTGGCGACAGAACGGTTTCCGATGGATCATTAATTGTACTTAACAATTCATTCGTACCAGTTAAAACAATTCAATTTATTGATATGTGGCCAAGTAATCTTAATTCAATTCAACTTTCTGCTAATAATTCCGACGTTGTTTATATGATGGGTAATGCAACTTTCAACTTTACATATTGGAAGTTTGCCGAATAATCATTTTTGTAGTAAAATGAAGTAATATGTGACCTTTGAGGATAATATGACGTTAGAAGAAATTCAAGAAATGTGGGAAGTTGATTCAGAGATTGACGATAATCATCTCGGTGAGCAATCTACAGCAACAGCAAAACTCCACTCCAAGTATCTCAAGTTATTGATAGATGCCAAATTGAAATTGGCAAAAATTAAGGCAGATTATAAAGTATTAAGACAGAGTAGATTTCGCTACTATCGTGGTGAGATGAGTCGTGAAGAATTAAAAGATCGTGAGTGGGATCAATATCAAGGAACAAAACCACTAAAATCAGAACTTGATGAAATTTTAAATGGTGATGATATTTTAACAAAATACGAACTACGTATAGAATATTTAAATACAATGATATATGCATTAGAATCAATAATGCAGTCTATCAGAGGTAGACAGTGGGACATAAAGAATGGGATAACATGGAAACAGTTTCTATCAGGAATGTAATGACAAATTATTTTGTTTACTGGATCCACAAAGAAACCCATAAAGACCCTTATGTAGAGGGATATATTGGTATATCAAACGATCCTACAAGAAGATTTAAGGAACATTCTAAGAATAAACAAAAGTCATACGTGACCAATGCAATAAAATCTGGGGCAGTAATGTCAGTTTTATATGAAAATGTTGAAATAGAAACAGCAAAACAAATAGAAGAAACCTTTAGACCAAATGAAAACATAGGTTGGAATGTTGCTAAGGGTGGTGGGGTGCCACCACCAGGAAATTGGGATATGGTAAATTCTTCTATAGAACTTAAAATAAAAGCAGCAGAAGCATTAAAGAAAAGAAAACAAGAAATTGGTTATACTGAAGCAGAGTTATCCAATATAGAAAATGCTAGAAACAGAGCAAAATCTGGATTACACAAAATCCCACATTCAGAAGAAACCAAAAAATTGTTTAGTGAGCAGAAAAAACAATTGTTTAAAGATAAAACAAAACATCCTATGTATGGAAGAACTTCTTATAAATTATTTTCTCCCTCTGGAGAAATTTTTATAGTAAAAGAAGATTTTAAACAATGGTGTAAAAATAATGGGTTAAATGCAAGCAATATTAGAGCAATTGCGTTAGGTAAAAGAAACCATTGCAAACAATGGAAAGCAGAAATCTTAAATGAATAACATTATAATTGAAAAACTTAATGAAGTTTATATGAGAGTTTATTCAGAAGATAAGAGTATTGAAATGGAATTATCTCAATATTTTCAGTTTCGTGTTCCAGGTTATCAATTCACACCAGCATACAAAGCAAAAATCTGGGATGGTTTTATACGTTTGTACGATATGCAACGTAAGACATTATACATCGGATTGTATGATTATGTTATCAAATTCTCTCAAACACACAACTACAAAATTGCATTTAAAGATAATGTAAACCTGTTCGAAACCAATAAATTAACTGAAGAAACTATCTACCAATACTTGCAGAGTTTAGATCTGCATGGTGGTGGTAAACCAATTGTTATTCGTGATTATCAAGTAGATGCAGTAACCACTGCTCTCGATAAAGACAGAACAGTATTGCTTTCTCCCACTGGATCTGGTAAATCATTAATCATCTATAGTATATGCCGTTGGCACATTGAACGTCAACGCAAAATTATGATTCTTGTTCCTACCACATCATTAGTTGAACAGTTGTATGCAGACTTCGAAGA